TGGCGACGCACCTGTGTTTGCTTATGAGTTCATGCGTATAGGTGAGAACTACGACGATATTGAAGACTTGCAGGATGGCGTTGAATGTGAGTATTTATTAAACGTAACGCGCACCATAACCGTGGATATATAGGAGGGGGTATGTACGGACAATACAGGAACAGCGGCATCTACTCGCTAAGTACGTATGAAGAAGCGAAGCGTAGGTACGAGAGCATCGAGCCTATACGAGGTAACGGAGTTAATGCTGGTCGCCGACCACTAGGCCATCGCAATAAACCACAGTTTCATATTGTCATGTATGACGAGAGTGACGTAGTGTGCATGTGCTACGACACTGAGGTGATTAGGTTTCACCCTGACAATACGATCACCGTTCAGGACGGGGGCTATACCTCGCAAACTACGGCTAACTTCATCAAGGATGTCCTGCGTATCGGTGCAGGTATAAAAGACCACGACATCGTTCTGTTCGGCGGCACCAACCCTACCCGCTTGATGAGCAAAGTTAAGTTGCAAGCCCAAGGCTTCGCCACTTATACGGTGCTTGAAACCGGTAAGCATTACACGCACAAGCTTAACCGCAAGCGTATGAATGAATTACGTAAGAGTGTCGCACCATTCATGCAGTACGCATATGGCGTCATCAAGCTACGTGAGGGTACGTTCGAAGGTGATGAGGTTAGGGAAGCTCTGACTGAACTGGGTATAGACTACTTTGACCGTAACCTGAACACAAACATATGGAATACAAATGCTAACGAACGCGCGTACAAGCTGAAAAAGTTTTACGCTCTGGCAACTAGGGGGAGCGTAGAGAACTGGTATTCCCCCTTTCTTTGGCTTACCTGTTCAGCAACAACATCTTCGTTCAGCAGAATACGCGTGACCATGCAGGGACTTACGCAAGCTATGGACGACATACTAATTGCATTACACCCAGACGTACTCGAAGCAACAGAAACACCGCAGGGCACTATCAAAGTAGATAGATACGCTCGCTTTGTACCATTCATAGACCTAGCTAAGCAGGAGGAAGCATGACACAACCATACCCACTTTACCCTAACATTCGACTGCACCCCATAGGGACACAAGCCCCGTTTAAAGACAAAATAATTGCGCCTTTATTGGAGCCTGTTGTATACGAGCTGGCTGTCAAGAATCCGGCATGGACGTTCGTGGAGCACCGACTAGGTTCGGGGCCAGACAATATAGCGCATGTTAGAGCCTTCGTTGTTAGGGATAACAAAGATAACAACTTGGGGATGATAGAGATTAACCGTAACAGTGGTAGTCGTAGCAGTACCCCGTGGGTGTTCGAGATATCCAACAAGCGCATATCTCAGTCTCGTGAGCGTGGTAGTTCCGTTACGACCGGCAGTCCGAAGGTGGCGCTCAAGACAGTCAACAAGTATTTCAGCCCGCCTACCATTAACGAGAAGGTTGCTGCGGCTGCGTCTGCTGCATCGCACCGTGTATACGAAGCTCTAGCAATGGCCAGAGATGAACGTGATAAAGCACGTAAGCGTATTAAGCCCGCAGTGTATGCTTTCATAGAAAATAACTGGGCGCAAGTGCTTGATACTATGAAAGATTCTGACCGTGCCGTTGCCGAAACGATACCGTCGCTAAAGGAGAACTGTCAGAGCATGGAAAACCTACTGAACAATATTCAAGCAAAACAGCACTTGACTGTGTTAATAGAGGATGATACATATATAACCCATGATGGGGGGACAACGCGGACTTACAGAACCGATGATCTACCTGTATCAATCAAAATCAACGTGGGTCTATTGAAGTTAGGAGAAAAGGGCAAGCCAGTGGCTGACATCGGCATCAGGATATCAGACACTTTATTCGTGTTATACAAAGGAGCTAACAATGGAGCAAATATTTAAAAAGCAATTGGAAACAGCTATCAAAGCTCTTTCAGGTCTACAACGCCGTGGGCTTGTGAGTTTCAAAGTAATCGTAGGTGACGAGGAGCATGGCGACCTTGAAGTAGTGCGTAAAGCTAAACGCCCACGCGCTAAATCTATTCACCCTATGGGTGTCGTACGCGATTACGTACTGCCTTATCTCAACGCCCTTGAGCCTGACGATATAGTCAGCATACCCGTGGCTAACTTTGATGCTGAATCACTGCGTGGAAACGTATGCGCATGGGCTACTATAAACTGGGGTAAGGGTTCGTACTCTACGACCGTTAATCGTGAAGCGCAGACGGTAGAGATTTACCGTCACGAGGCATGATATGTACCAAGTGTGCTTCTAGGACTAACATCACCAATACCTACAAGCACAAAGATGGGGTGCTGCGCAGAAGGAAGTGTTTCGAGTGTGGCGACGCATTCATGACGCTTGAGTCTGTGTACACCCCACCTAAAAAACTAAAGCCAGAACCCAAACCCAAGCCGCTATTCAGTAAGCGTGACGTGGCTATGCTCAACAAGATCAAGACAGAGATTCGTCGTAGAAACGAGGACATAAACAACAAGGAGGATTGACCATGCTGAAAGACGGACAATTCATTAGAGAAGAACCACCTAAAATTGGTGCACACTACACACCCAAAGCGGGGACTGTGCCAACCCCAGAAGAAAGGCTGGTACAGGATGTGCTGCTGGGGTATAAGAATCAACCACAATCATTTCTGTCACGCTTGTTTGGCGTGATGCTACGTGCATAGGAGTAACCGTGAGATACGAAGTCTACGACGAGGACAACAAACTTTTCCGCAAATTTTGGTACAGGGAAGAAGCTGAGAAGTTTGTACAGGGTGGCTGGAAGCTGGTCACTAAGGCTAAACACAAAGACGCGAAGCCTCCACAACCTACACCTGAGACACACGGGGAGGCATTGGTATGAAAGCATTTCCAACACATAAAGAAGAAGGCATGGACTTGCGCGATTACTTTGCGGCGAAAGCGATGCAGGGGATGTTAGCGCGCTACGGGGTAGAGCAGGGGAGAAGCGCAGATATAAATGATAGAAGTGGAGCAGAACGCGCATACAAAATCGCAGACGCAATGATGAAAGCAAGAGATGAAACCCCCTGAGATCATAGCCGTTGCGTTCTATGTAGCCATCGCCCTGTTCAGTTTGTATTACGGGGCGAAGGTTATATCAAACGAACCACAGATCATGTGCGGCGTGGCAGAGATCAGCCCTGACTTTAGCGCAGCGGACAGAGCAAGGTGCAGACAGATGAGGGGGCATAAGTTATGAAATGCGAACGATGCGGCGAAGTCAACCCGGCTGAGATACATACCTGCTCACCACAGGAGCCGGTGGCGTGGTTTTGTGAACTGCCTGACAACAAAATTTCAATCAAAATCGTAGGTAAACCAACGGAAGGCAACTGGAAACCACTTTACACCGCCCCACCACAGCGCGAATGGCAAGGGCTGACGGATGAGGAGGTTGAAGGCTACTGGGACTGGGAAGATTTTCAGTGTGGGGCTGGGCGCTCCACCATATTGGAAATGGTCAGAGACATTGAAGCCAGACTAAAGGAGAAGAACACATGAGGTACAACGCAAGGAAATTACAGTACTTCACGATGGCGCACCGGATGCGGGGCTACGCCGAGGGGTTGGACGAATATAAGCATGAGGCACTAATTCATATGCTGATGACTTCAGCGGCGATGTTAGAAGAAGCATGGGATGAGTACAATTCAACCTTACCACCAGACCAACAGATAGGGAGTTAAAGAATGATGGCGACACTGAAGCAACTAGCAGACTATCTGGAAGATAACGCTCGTAGCGAGTTAGATAACGAAGCAGCTGTAGCACTACGTAAGTACAGTAGGCTATTCAAGGTGGCGCATGAGATGGTATCCGCAAAGACTCACGAACACAGTAAAGCTGCGTACGTTGAGATGATCGACCTCATTAAAGGAAAGGCTAATGAATGATAACAAACCCAAGCTAATAAAAATTTCAGCGCGAGTGCCGGAGTACGTAGCAGAGTATTTCAAAAATAATTACTACAACGGCAGTAAGCAGATACGTGTAGCACTAGAAGAATATGTCCAACGTGAAGGAGCTAAGTATGAGAAAGAACTCGAAGTCAACCAAGATCGCTAAGTATATGACCGCCAATCTGTCAGCCTCGCCACTTGAGGTAGCAGAGAAGTTTAAGGTGAATCGCCAGTATGTATACAACCTACGTAACCGCTTGCGTAAAGAAGGCATAGCTCCACCTAAAATTCGTATGGCTTCGGCAGACACATCGATCATGGATACGCCTGACCCGAAGATGCCGAAGTTCCAACCTAAAGATGACCCCGTCAACCACCCTGCGCATTACACCGATGGTGGCATCGAGACAATAGACTTCATTGAAGCGAAGCGGCTCGGCTATCACCTTGGCAACGTCATCAAATATATTTGTCGCGCCGGTAAGAAAGGCACTAACATGGGGTTGCAGGATTTACAGAAAGCACGGTGGTATCTTGACCGCGCTATTTACAAGAACGAGATTAACCCACCTACGAGGTAAGCATGGCAGGTACACCAGAGAGCAAAGT